GGCGTGCCAATGGTAATCCCGCCGCCAGCGGATTGAAATGTCGGTGCACTACCGGAGCCGTTCGAGGTGAGAACATGTCCGTCTGTGCCAACGGCGGTAGCACCAAGGGCACTCGTCCCATTTCCAAAGATAACTCCGTTGGCGGCAAATGTCCCCGCCCCCGTTCCGCCGTGGGAGACAGCTAGATCTGTGCCGCCTAGAGTCAGTGCTCCCGCAATGTCAACAGCGCCCGAGAAATCTCCGGTTGCAGCATCTAATTCGCCGGATATGGTAAGGTTTCTTTGTCCCGTAGTGTCTATATTTGCGTCTGTAGTAACTACTTTAGAAGCAATCGCTGTACCAGCCGTTACTCCGTCAAGTAATTCTAACTCTGCTTCGCTGATAACAGCACTACCAGCAGTAAACCCTGCGCCGGACACTACTCCGGTAACTCCCAAAGTTCCGGCCATTGTAACATTAACAGTACCGGTTGGAATCTCAATTACGTCGGCGTCGGCGTCATTCTTAATAGTCACGTCGTTGGTAGAACCTTGCCCAGTAAGGATTAGACCTTCGGCGGCGGTATAACCTATTGCAGCATTGTCAGCGGCAGCGGTGTCGCCGGCAGGCTCAACTGTTCCTGTCGCGGTTACATTACCAGTAACTGCCACGCTGGCTCCGGCGGTTAAAAGACCGTCAACCGCCGCAGCGCCAGTGACTTCTAAAGTTGCAACCTGAAGATCAGCTATGGCGTTTACTACCGCTGCGCCAGATCCCGCTCCATCGCAGTAAACAATGGCAGATTTACCATTCTGAACAGTGATGTTTGCTCCAGAACCCTGAGTAAGAATTACTGAGTAAGGACCACTAGAACCAGAATCCGTAGTGGCGTTTTCAATAATGAAAAAAGCAGACGACGTATTAGGCGCTATTGTAACAGTATTGTTGCCGCCCAAAGCTCCGGTAAACTTAATCACTCGATACATGCCGTCTTGGAGGTTCTCGGTTCCTGCACCAGGAGAAGCTTCCCTAACGGTAAGGGTGTGCGTGGTTCCGGAAAGACCTACAGACTTATACGAGGCAATACGATCTAAAATATCTATGTTGTGATTTGTGGTATCTCCCCAAGCTCCGGACTGCTCTCCGGACCCTATTTTTTCAATACCAAAACTTGTTGTAAATGATGATGCCATGATTCCGTTCCTATGCCGCTATACTAGTCCAATTAGGCTCTTGTGTGTAAGTTATTGGGACAAATCCCGAAATTTGACCGGGGACTATTTGATCCCATATAAGAACCCGCCCTACAGCAGTCGCGGCTTCGAGTCCTGTAACGGGAACCGTTATATCTATCTGTACGCTGCCAACCGCTGTTGCGGCGGAAACTCCCGTAGGATCCGCATTAGCATTACCCGATACAACCGGAGTTCCGGTAACGGCAGCGGCGGAAACACCAGTAACATTAACAGTAATGTCTATCTGTACGCTGCCAACCGCAGTAGCCGCAGAAACACCTGTAGCAGGTACGGTAATATCTACTTGTACACTACCAGCCGCCGTAGCCGCAGAAACACCAGTAACCTCAACAGTAAACGGAGTATTCCAAGCACCCGCGTTCCAAGCTTCTCTTCCCCATCCTCCAAGGTTAGGGTTGTCGGCCATTAGGCGATCCTAATCAATGCGTTGTTGGCGTCGTTGGCAGGCATCGTAATGGTAAAGTCACCCGCGCTAGACGACTTGTCCGCGCCAAAGTTAATTACGCAAACAGACGGTGTGGCTGCGTGAGTAGTATCTCCGGCGGTTCCCGCATTAGCCAACGTAGAGTTATAAATCAGAGCACCGCGAGCACTACTAATAGTAGCCGTGGAAAAAGTTACGTCAGCCATGTCGATAAATGCTGTGGGAACAGAACTACTGTTATCACCAAGGCCAATCGTAGCACTCGCTATAGACGCGCCTCCGGCCGTGTAGTTAGTACCACTAACTTCATTGCTCGTCGTATACCCCGTAGTGTCCGCGTCGATAGACGAACTGTTTGTGAACATAGCCAGCTTAAATGTATCCGCTGCTATGGAACTACCATCTCCACGGGAATGTGAGGTCCAAAAATGGATTCCCGCGTTTATCTCTCTTTTGTACGTGCCGCAAATACCGGATGTTCCTACAGCCATTACAGCCTCCTTATAATCTCGGCCATGTCCTCATGGCCCTGTTTCTTCATCAAAGCCCAAATAGTCGTTCGTTCGCTCTGACACATCTTATTCATATAAAAGACTAACACTTCTTTCAACCGTTGTCTGTGAGCATATGCTTGATCTCTTATAACAGGGGGAGCTGTGTCCGAGACTATCATTATCTTGTTTAAAGCCATTTCGGCCATCTGATCAGGGGAATGACCGCTATTGTCCGAAGTAAAGACCAAAGGATTTCCCAATTCGCTGACGCCAGCAAGCTCCGACATTAGGCCACATCCCTTCGGACACGGTCATATCGATACTGGTCCCTAGTTTGTAATCCCTCGCCTAAATTCTTCATCCATTGCAAAGATTCTTGGAATCGTTGGTTGTAAAGACCCAAAATATCGGCCTCGCCCTTCATAAAGGTGTAAGCTTCTACAAGACTGCCGTACAAAAGAGCCAGTTCGGCGTTATCTCCAAGATAACTGGTTCCACTTGCCGTTGCTGTAATTGACGTTGGCCTGTAGAAGTAATGTAATTCCATTGTAAAATTGTCGTTAGGTGTCGGGGATAACAGAAACGTGTTTTCGTCCCAATCGGCATAATACAAAGGAACGCCTGTAGTTGCGGGGTTTGGATTGTAGTCCTGCAACATAGTAACCTGCTTATAGAGCAAGAACTCTTTGTTGGAGTCGTTTAAAACGCTTAACGAGTTTTGCGCGAGGAAGTCACTAGGCTTTGACAGATAAGAATTACCGGAACTCGCGGTGCCCGTAGAATTTTTTCTGAAAACATCAAGCTGACATTCTTTTAAAATGCGTTCTTCGGCGTTTAGAATGAAACGCGGAAGTTGGCTGACAAACGTTGTCTCCGTGCTTTGCACGTAATCCTGTATAGCTGTTTTCAAAGTGGTGTATGTATATGCCATCTTAGACCCCTAACTAGGTGATATACCCATTGCCTAAATCAACAACAGGCAATGCGGGAAGCGTTACGGGTCCGGCAGAAGCAGTTCCTCCGCCACCTTCAAGATCACCAACCGTAGCCGTACCGCTGGAAGCCGTGAACGTATAAAAATCATCTTTAGTAGTAATATCGGTTGGCACGGTTATGGAATATCCACTTGAAGATTGTATAACGGCTGCGGTAAACCCATCAAAAGCCTCTACGGTTCTGAAACGAACCGTATCTCCCGTAGATCTACCGTGGCCAGGCTCGTTAACGGTTATAACAGCAGAACCGCTAGTTGAAGATTGAAAAGGATTTAAAGGAAGAATTGCTGCTACCGCAGGTTCAACGGAATCTGGACGGCTTGTCCGTAACGCCTGCGGATCAGACCTAACTCGTTTCGGTTCTATCTGTGGTTGTTTTGATTCATACTCGTCGGGTCCCACTAAACTTCCGTTCCACTCCTTCAGCATTACACGAAGCGGATAGGCCCTTCCGGACCTGTCGGATATGCCTTTGGAATGTGTTCCGGCAGCGTAACGAGACATCAACTAATACTCAGGGAGGAAAAGGACGGAACAAGACGAAGAGCAGTACGCTCACTGTCCTCCGAGGCTGCTCTCTGAAACTCCTCCTCATAAATTGCTTTAAGAAAGCTCAAGCGGTCAGGAGACCGCTTCATAGCAATGAAGTAAGCCAAACCAGCCGTAAGACAGGGCAAAAACCGAAACGGAATGTCCGGAGTGTTAATACCAGAGTCAGCGTCCTGAATTCGTCGAACTCTGTAATAAATCAGCTGATCTGTTGAGTTTTCCGGAGCAGGCCACATTGTGATCGTTGGCGTAACCTGGCGGTTAACAAAAAACTGAGACGGTCTTCCTTGGGTGTTTTTATCAGGAGTGTCTATATAATCACCTCGACTAATTCGGCTAATCCCAACATCTGAGCCACTTCTCCGAATAACCGCCTCAAGAACGCTTACGGAAGATTGAACATCGCTCAGACTCGGGTCTGCTGATATAGTAGTAGACACTCCGGACTCATCACTGGCGGAACTGGCTATAGTCTCGCCGGCCGTAAACAATCCGGTAGGCACCGTAATTGTTATGGTTGTTGAGCTGGGCTTGGTAATGACGGAAGCCGTTGTTCCGCTGGTTGACCCTGTTATGGTGCGCCCAACAATTAAATCTGTGGAGGACCCCACCGTAGCTGTAATTGTTCCTATTGGATACTCGGATACGGAGGAGGATGTTGAGTACCTAGCTAAAGACTGAACAACTTGCTCAACCGTCCAAAGATTTAACCCTCTGTTCGCCCATTCCGCAAACAAAAGATTTAAAGAACGACGAGCCGTTTTCGCGTCATATCCCGTCCTAAACTCTAGGCCGCACCGCTCAAAAGCCTCTTCCGTAATTTCAGCCATGTCTAAGTTGAAATCAACCGAACCAGACGTTGCCATACTTAATTCCTATCCAAAAAGAGCCAGACGCACACCAATAGCAAGTTGACCTAATATTAAAATACCCACACCCCATAGAATTTTAGTAATCAAATCTAGAGATTTCTGGACATGATAAAGATCATTTGTTTTTATAATGTGTATCCTCTCCGAGAGAAGCTTTATGTCGCCTTGTATCTTGACAAGCTCTAGCTCATTCTTTCTGTCAAGATTATCAGACATATTACTTAGTACTGTTTCAAGCAGTGAAGAACGACCGAGTACGTGTCACCACTGCCGTGACCTACCGTAGTAAGCTGGATGTCTCCTGTATTGCCTCCAGCGGCCGCAACATTAGGAAGACCACTCATGTCGGAGTAATCTAGGGTATCCGAATAATCAGCGGGGAGCTCTACCGCAATAACATCAGTGGAAGCATCCCAAAGAAGTTTGACACCCATCCCAACATTAGAAAATTTAATCTTCTCAATGCGAACACCCGTACAAGCTGTTCCGTCTTGCAGGGAAGAAAGTGCGGATACGTCTACCTTAACAACAGCAGCCTCACCACTTCCATCGCTCGTATTCGTGCAGTAAATAATAGCCCTTTTAGGACCGTCTTCTACAGTAGTTTTTGTTACAGCATCAGCCATGCCAAACTCCTTGTGAAAGGGTGGGAGTTGTTAAACCCCCACCCAAAACAAATTAATTTATAGTTGCAATAGGAGTAGATAGGGCCGTTGCCATCCAAGTGGAGTTGGTTCCGTCATCGGCAACGCAAGTCATCGAGATACGGGCATTAGCTACCGTTGAGTTTGGCAGCGTCAATGTATCGCCTGCAACATCGCTAACGGCGTTAGCCGCTGTACCCGCCACCAGGGACAACATGCCTTGGAAATTAGATACCGCGCTACCCGGAAGTACGAATGTAGTTGTTACGCTTCCGCCGACAGCCACAGTAAGTTGGAACTCATAGGTTACACCTACGTTGCCTGTAGCCAACGCGGGAAGGTTAACAATATTTGCTGCCGCACCGTTAATCAAAAACAAAGTTCCTGATTCAGCCGCCGTCAAGGTCTGTGTTTTTGCTCCAGCGGCATTGAAATCGGTGTTAATAGAGCGTCTGGCAGTAAGTGTTGACGTGCCAGAAATTGCACCAGTTACGGAAAGAGTGCCACCAATAGACGTGTTGTTACTAAAGGTACTGTTGGTGGTTTCCGCACCCGTAACGGCGGCAATGCTAATGTCTTCAAAACCGTTTTCTGAACGGACGGCACCGCTAAAAGTCGTGTTACCCATTTGGGTTCCTCCTTACGAGAGATTGGCCCTAGAGTCTTCGTAAGCGTCTGCTGGGACAGTCGCTAGGGCTAGTGATTCCCAGAAAAATAAGTTAGGGGGAGAGAAAACCCTCCCCCTTAGTCTTATGCGCCTTTAGATCCGTACACGCAACGTGGATCAGAGTAACCGTAGCTGTAACGCTCACGGGCTTTGAACCGTACATTGCCTGTATCAAAGTCGCCTTCCATCTTCGTAGACATCGGCATACGCTCAAAGTGAACGAAACCTCGAGGAGCATCCGTCTTAATGAAGAATGCATCCGTATCCGTCAGATAGTGGTTAACGACATAACCCTGCGGGAGCATACCCATGTTACGCATTGCGTTAACATCGTTGTCCGCAGTACCTGGACGAAGAGTAGACTCAAGAAGACGATCCGCCACGAACTGAAGTGCGGGGGGGATAATCAACTTCTGTCCACGAACCGAAACTTTAAGGCCGCGCTCATCAACAAAGGCTGCAATGTCGATAAGAGCATTCTCAAGGCTGGTTTCGTTCAAGTCAGCATCTGTGCTGGGCTCGTTACGAAGCGACCCATTGTTTACAAGAGGATGATCAGTAGCGCAAAGCTCCTTACCATCACCACCCGCAAACGTGCTATCAAAAGCGTTGTTTAGCGTAGCTGCACCCTTCACCTGTTTGGTGTTGGCCATGCTGCGTGCCAAAGCTTTCGTATAGCGAGAGGCGAGGCGATCATAAAGATTATCCTCGATTGCTTCTTCCGTAATGGAGAAAGCAAGCGCAATAGTCTCATGCGTGTACCGCGCCGTATACGCTTCTTGTGCATCATCAAAGGTAATCGCTGAACCTTCTTGCTTAACGGGTGCTGACCCAAAGCCTGAAAGCATCACTTCTTCTTCAAAAGCACGTTCTGAAGATTCCGTGTCATAGATTTCCGATGACTCATCGTCATACCGGGCATACTCAAGGCCGAAAAGGGCGTTGAGACCGGGCTCTAGCTCTTTCGCTAGTTGGGCTCTACTGATAGCCATTTTTCAATCCTCTCCTATACGCCAGTGGTTGAAACAGTGCCAGCAGCAATGGACCCAGTAGGTGCATTAAAGCTGTTGTTCAACCTGACAATTGCGCCAATTCCAGCGGCTGCGAAGTCCTGATTTTCAGGATCCTCAGTCCAACCCATAACCCGCAAAGTAAGGCTATTGGTTGTTGCTAGGGTACTGACAGCCAAACGACCCAATGATACACCCGTAGCATCGGTTCCCGTTATACCCGTAGACGTACTAGCATTCAAAAACACACTTGCGCGTGCGTTTGCTTCGCTTGTCCACGATGCGTCCGTTGCAACTACATACAACTGACTAGGGTCGTCGTTTATAAAGGCTTTAACCGGATGGTTGCTATCTGCCCCAGAACCGGGCCAGTAGTTACTCCAAACAGGTTTTCCAGTGGTGCTTGAGACATACTCACATCCTTGAAATACACCCAGAGCACTAACAGTTCCACCAGCGGCATTAGATGTATGGTCGATGAACCCAGAAGCGAGGGGAACGACTATCTGTCCGTGGTAGAGTTTGCCAGTATTGTCTGAGGCAATTTCATATGGAGTATATCCGGTAAGACCAGTGGAATTTGAACCTCCGCCCAATTTACTAATTGGTCGTAGGCCAAAACTTCCATTACTATTAGCCATTTAAGATCTCCTAGCCCTCGTCTTGAGGGCCTCCAAAAGTTACACGAGATTGCCGATCAGGATTATTGATCGGCATTGCCGGATGCTGTTCACGAGCTAAATCGTTATCAACAGCGGCCATTTGATTGCGAGTCATGCCACGAAAATGTGCGTCACGTTCCTTAACAATCTCAAGTGGAATTCTTGCAAGCAAAAGACCACCTACTCCTATAACACCAGCATGTTTACCATCTTCAACGGTTGGGACATCAAAGTCTGGGTATTCTTCACCACGTACCAACTCCCATCCCTCGCGGGATCGCGCTGCTACGTTTTTACGGTCATCAAAACCCATTACTTCGGACCTAATCCATCGATGTTTGTAACCATCTGGAGCAAGTGGTGCGTCCAACATGGACGGTGGCTTCCAAGGTTCCCGGCGTGCTTGCCCTGCACGAGTTTGATTGGCTCTTGGCGTTCTCGTAGACTTTTGGCGAGATGTGTCATTCTCAGTAGTCATGGTCTTAGTCCCTCACGTATTTGGCGTATTCATCGAGAGGCACATTAAGCCTCTTTGCAATAGCTACCTGTGATGGCGTTAACCGCACAGTTTTCCGTCCACTCTTATTGCGGGATTTGGAAGATTCAGCCGACGCAACTTTTCTTCCCCCGGATTTAGGCTTAGAATCGAATTTATTTGGAAACTCGTTTCTTAGTCTATTGTCGAGTTCAGCATAATAGTCATCCGTTGACGGGTCAAACCCCTCATCCTCTACAAGACGGCGATGAATACCAAAAGCACCATATGTCATAACTTCATCTTGGCCGAACCAATCATTCTTAGCCGCCCAAGACTCCGCTTTTGGATCTGCTTTCGCAACAGCAGGCTGCTGTACCGGAGCAGGCTGCTGTACCGCAACGCCTTCATCTTCCTCAGATGACTGTAAACTTTTTCGGTTGCTTTTCTGAACAGCTAATTCAGCCATAGACTCTTGAGCGGACACGATTTTATCAACGTCGCCCGTTTCATGAGCTTCTCGAAGGGTGTTCTTAGCCGACTCCATTTCAACACTTAAACGGCCGTCAAACTGTTCAAGAAATCCTTTGTCCAAGGATTTAATTCGTTCTTGGAGACTTTCGTTTTCTTTGCGGACGTTTTCAGCAAACGTTATTGCGGATTGCTTTTGTCGCTCCTCTTCGCGAAAACGTTTAGTTAGCTCGTTAATGCGGCCTTTTACGCCAGAGCTATACTCTTCCAACTCTTCTTCATTAGATTCTTCCGACGCAACTACGCCAGAATCGTCAGCAGAAGTGTTTGAATTTTCATCGATACTTACGTCAATTGAATCTTCTTCGTCGTCACCAACGTCAATTTTTGTCTCTTCAGGCATGGTACATCTCCATGGTTTAACTCTTCTTTCTATACGTGTTTGATATCATCGGGCTCAAGAATAGTAGCGATAACCTCGTCATCATTAATGATGCGAACTTCACCGCCTTCAATCTTAAACCTAGCTCCGGCATAACGTCCGATACAAACCCAATCGCCTTCTTCACACCAGGCGGTTGAATCCTCACCGAATTTACTTGGGTCCTGATAAGCTAGTGGGCCGACCCTTAAAACATAAGCAACAACCGTTGCCAGTGCTTCTCGATCTCGAACCGCATCCGGAATTAAAATGCCGCCTTCAGTAGCCGCTTTGCCCATATATGGCATCACAAGTAGCCGCCAACCCGTAGGCTGCGGCAGTCTTTCTTTTAAGTTTTTACTAACGAGAGAAGGATCAAGAACCTTTTCACTTTTCTCTACATAAGCACTTGAGGGCTTTGTCTCTTCTGTTTCTTTAGACTTGATTGAGTCCAAGACATGGTCGGGCACTAATAGTGTCTTAGTCATTCTTCCTCCGAAGATTGCAGAAGATCCTTTATCTCCTGTTCAGTAAATTCTAGACCCCGTAATTCTCCGGTAAGGCTCCGGTAGGACTCCATATCTCTTGGAGTGCCATTAAGGATCGAGCTCTGGGTTAATTCTATGCGACTCTGTATAGCTCTTAACAAAGAGTATGCAAAGGTCGTTGGGTCAGACATATGTTAAAAAGACCCCTTATAGTTTTTACCTTTAATGGCACCGCCCTTGGAATACTTAATCGGGCCGCGCTTCTCTTCTTTCATGCCGCCGCGTGTGTAGCCAAGAGTTTCGTCCATCATACCGCCATCCATGTAACCGGGCATCATACCACCGTCCATGTAACCGGGCATCATGCCGCCGCCCATGTAACCGGGCATATTACGCATCGTGCCGCCCATGTTCATACCTTCCGGAACACCCATCTGAGCACGAGCCATGGCTTTCTGCTCTGGCGTGGCCATTTTAAGAACTCTTGCAGACGAAGAACGATCATAGTTGTCCGTTTCAGTTCCTGTGGGCTTTGACATTGAGATTCCCAATGCTTCGATAACATCAGCATCAGACACGGTTTTTTCACCCTCGTTCATCATACGTGCCGCTAACATACGATCTGTATCTGAAATTGTTCTACCGTCAGCCATCAGAAAGTCCTCACAGGTTTGCCGCGACCGGACATTGCCATGCCGCCATCGTTGCGCTTCAGGTACGCATCTTCAGCTCGCATACGATCTTGATCTGACATTGTTCTGCCAGACTCGTTAAGCATCATCGCCATCAACCGCCGACGATCTGCATCTGAAATTGTTCTACCAGACTCATCGGTTGTCATACGACGAGCACGAGCACGATCTGCATCTGAAATTGTTCTACCAGACTCATCGGTTGTCATACGAGCACGAGCACGATCTGCATTTGACATTGCCATTAGAATGTCCCCTTTCCACTGTTATCGTTATAAGTAAGGCCCTTCACTTGAATGGGAGGAGCGCCCTTGATACGGGCCATTCCACCATCAGCCATATTCATGACCTCATCCACAGAAACG